GTGCTTTTTGAAATTTGTTGATATATGTCAATGTTAAAATTAAAAGCTCTCTGATTCTCGCCCACCGACCAGAAATCATTATCATTGTCGGCGACCGTAACTGTAACTGCTGGAAAGCCAGAGAAAACGACACGGTCATAATCGGCCACACATTGCACGGTGGTAACTTGACTTGAAATTCTATTCATTATTTCTTTTTTAAGAGCATTTATGCTTGTGGACATAAAGTTAATCCTTTTTCAAATTTGGCGTGAATAGTTTGATTTTTAAATAGCAATAAATTTTTAATCCTATTATCATCTTTAATTCCGTTTATGTGATGCACAACCTCTTCTGGTCTTAAATATCTTCCTAATTTCTTTTCCATAATCAAACGATGTTCTAATATATAACCACTCTTTTTACGATAAGGATGAGTAGGCATTTTAATCCAAATATAACCATCTGTATCAACCGTTCTGCCACCCTTCCAATTTGGATGTTTTGATAATTTCAACCCATTTTTGCCTTTATTCCAAGCGGGTCTTCCTTTATGGGATAAAGACATTTTTAGTTTTTCTTCTTTTGAACGCTTTTTACCTAACCAATAATTAAGTGGATTTTTTTTCATAAATTCACTTCTTTGTTTTTTGTATTCATCTGTTCTTTTATAAATTCCTATTGGCATTTAAGCAGACCTCGCTATTTCTTTTAAGGCATCGCTTAAGCCTTCTTCGAAATTCTTATTTACTTTTGATTTAGCTTGATCAGCCGCTTTTTTAAGAAACGGATTTCCCTTGACATAAGGGCTGACTAATCTTTTACCGATAGCTGACACGAAACGACCAACCTCTTGGCGATGCCCTTCATGCACCCAGTAGGCATAGTTAGCCGTTGGTCTTAATTCGCCTCTTAACATCCCGAACTGAACTTGATAACTGCCTCTTAATCTTCCAGTGTCAACCGGTGTCGTATCCATCGCTTCGTTTCTTATATCTAAGATTGATCGGTTGATTGATTTGTTAATGTGTTTTGAAACTATTTGCGGACTTTTAGATAAAGCCGCCCTAACCTTATTTAAATTTTTAATTTCAACCTTAATCTGTGTCATTGGTATTTCCAGTTTTGACTATGGTCAATCGTTTATATTTATTATCAAAATATTTTATCCAATTTTCTCTATTAAAATTTGTTTTAAGATGACATTTTCTGCAAAGCGTAATAAGATTTTCTGGATTACAATTCTTTTTGTCATAATCTATATGATGGACTGAATAACCATATTGATTACATAATTGACAAGTATAATGGTCTCTTTCTCTGATGCTTCTTCTTAAGGTTTCTGTCCAATCGACCGTATATGGTTTAAAAGATATTCCACCATTCCAACTGTGATTTTTTTCACCAATCATATCTAATCTTTTTTTACCTAACCAATATCTGATGGGATTTTTTTTCTTCGCTATGCTCATTTTTAATCTAACTTCTCTTGGTGCTTTTTTCCCTGTATTAGCTAAACTTATTTTCTTTTTTGTTTCTTCTGAAAGAGGCTTGCTTTTACCCAGCCAATATCTTATAGGATGTGCCAACATATATACTCGATGTTTTTCTTTTGTTTCTATGGATTGTTTTCTACCAAACATATAATGGTCTTTACCTTTTGCATGTTTGTAAATTCCCGTTGGCATAATTATTCCTTAATCTGCATTATTTCCGCTACGCACAAGAGTAAGTCGTTTATAAGGTAAAGCTGAAAAATCCTCAACCCTCATATTTTGAACTGAATATATTTGTGAACTAATTACCACTTGGTCGCCCTCTAAAGCCGGGCAGTCTTCTTCCACAAAACATTCCCACAAATTGCCTATCTGTCCGCCATACATTTGCACTTTATCTGGGGCTGGCTCTTGTAAAGAAGCCGGATATCCATCAGCCGTTCCAGTGGCTGAATAAATTGAACGATTAGTATCGGCTGCCCTCAAGCGTCTCAATGTGATATAACGATCTAAAAAATATTTCACATTCCTCCTATATCGAAGGAATTCGATATTTTTCCAATATTAAATCAATTCCCAAATCCTCAATTATATTGCCCGTTCTATCTTCTCTGGTGTATGAGCGATCGCCTAAGGTCTCTGACTTCATACCTTTTGACTTGCGATTATTGTAGATCCAAGTAGCTAACTGAATACAAGCCTCTTCTAAATCGTTGGGGATCGTGGTATATCCGGCGGTATAAGAGAACCGATAATTCCTTACTCCCCTTTCAAAACCATAAGCATAAAAAAACTGACCTGGCCCTTGCCCAGTATCGATATATTTTACATAATCACTTTGCAAATCATCCCAGTCAGCAGTTCCTGGCGTGCCATTGTTTTCTTGATAAGCGGTTACGGCTGTAATCGGGAAATGCCGAGCATTGATAAGTTTAGTTCCCGTTCCGTTGTATTCCTCTTGTGTGTGAACGGTTGAAGCAAAACGCCGGCCATTGCAATAACTCTCAATAATATCAGTTACCCGATTGATGATATTAGTTAGCAATTCATCATCGTCGCTAGTCGTAATCCCCAAAACTTCTTTTATGTTTACCAAACTTGTCAAGGCATAAGAAACTAACGCCATTTAGTCCTCCTGGGTCTCATCATTTTGTCTGAATATCCCCTTAAAGCACGGGGAGTTAGCATATTAAATAATTTGGCATAACCGCCATCAATTAAAGAATGGGCCTCGTTTTCGTTGACCACATAATCCTTGCCTACTTCGTAGTCCTTGTAGCTTTTGATACAGATAATTTTTTGCATTATGACCTCCTGAAGCCAGCCGCCAGAGATGATGGCTTATACCACCTCCTCCGTTCTCAACGGTTCGCCTATTTTAGTTAGGCTACTTATTAGCGGCTGTATATCAGAAAGTTATATTAGTTAGCGCCACTTAGATAGACCATTCCATCTAAATCAGCTAATTCTGCGTCAACTCTTCGCTCAACTCGAATAGCAAACATATTTCTTTCAAATAAGTTGCCAATACCTTCAAGTGTAGCGTCGGTTGATTTGGCGACATTGATTCCGCCACGATAGCCAATCCAGTAACTCTTCAAATCTCCAAACCAGATATGACCATTGGGCAGAGCGTCGCATCTTAGAATCGGATAACCGAGCAGGGTGCCAGGAGTTTTACCAACCGGATCAGCAATAAAAAGGTATCTGTTTTGAGAATCTTTTAATTGCATTGCTACTCTCCAAGCCTGCGAATTCATCAACCAAACTGCATTAGCTAAATATTTTTGGTTTAATCTTGAAGTTACATCAATTAGTGAATCCGGGGTCAAAATATTAGCTGGAGTCGCTACGATTCTGTGAACGGTCGCTGCGTATGAGTCGATACCAGATGGCTGGGTTGTTCCAGCGCCAACCGCAAACACTCTTTCAAGCTCTTCTTGCATAGAGGTTGCGATTAAACCAGTAACATACTGAGAAATAGGAGCGACAACTTCCGCATCTTCTTCCAGTTTGTTAGTAATAGCCACGATACAAGTTACCGAGTAAGGTGTTAAATCGATTTGGTTGAAGGTTGCAGTTGAAGTGTCCTTGATCGCTTTCTCAGCCGTCCAAGACATTTTCGGTCTACCGACTAATTGGTCAATATCCAGATGCGCCGGGCAGTTATTGATTATGTTTGCTTTGTTAGCAATGACCGGAGCGTCTTTTTGTTCCTCAACGATTCTCTGATAGAGGATGGTTGGAACAAGATACCCGCCAAGTGCCGATGTGCCAGCTTCCATCACTTTTAATTTGGCCATTTCGGGTACCGTAATATTGTGGATTGCTTGAAGTTTAGGTTTGTCGTCGTCTCGAAGGGCTTTTAGAAAGGAGACAATCTTGTGATCGTCGTCCATCGCCTTGTATTCAGCTTCGAAACCCGAGTTTTTTTCCATTTTCTTTTCTTCGATTATCTTGGCTTTTTTCTCTTGTTTGGCTTCCATAATAGACAAAAGTTTGTTAGCGACATTTTCTAAAGACTTCTCGTCTTCTGTCGCTTCCTCTTCTTCTTCTTTGGCTTCGCCTTCAAGCTCTTTTAGCTCTTCCTTTTCGTCTTCGGTCGCTTCTTCAGCTTTGACTTTTGCTCTTAATTCTTTGATTCTTCCCATTTTATTTTCCTTTATAGGTTTTATTCAGTATTTCTACTGACCTATTCAATACTTTAAGCGCTAAGCGGCCAGCATTTTCCGACTCAGGGTCTTTGGAAGTACTAGTCATCTTAGGTTCTCGACCTGTATCCCCTTTCCCTTGAGATGAGGATAGATATGTTCTAATATCAATTGCAATTTTTTCAATATGTGATTCAATCTCTAAAAGCCTTTGCTCTAATCCTTTATCTGAAGGCTTAATCCCTTCCGTGAGACCTTGAACATTGAACTCAATATCTTCGAATCTTTTAGTTATTTCTTTTTTGAAAGCCTCTGTGTTTTTTTCGGCTATTTCTTTTTTGGTTTCGTTTTCTGCTCGCTGTTCTTCAAGCCACGCATTAACCGTTTTAGTAAGTTCAATAATCTTTTCATCGGCTCCCTTATTCTCGACATATTTATCAACAATCTCATCAGCCATTTTAAGTTCAGGTGCTTCTTTGTCAAAATCGGCATAGTGTCTCTTCAGGTGACCATACACGCCAGATCTATCAGCTTCGGGAATTTGAACTCCGCCTCTTGCGCCAAGTAAAGCCGCCATAGCCGCCGCCACGCCCCGCCAGTTGGTCTTATAGCCCGATAGTTCGTGATGGGGCAGTTTATAACTTGATTTAATATCGGGTTTTTCCGAATCATACCAAGCGCACATTTTCTTTAGATCAGCATTATCAGCTTCTTTGGTTTCGGCTCCCGCATCCCAAGAATCAGCACTTGATAAAGGATATTTTGTATATCCTATAACGCTTTTATTTTCGCTTTCATAGGCTTTACAAGGTTTCTTGCAGATATTGATCGCCGCCGCTACCGCTTGTTCTTGTTCCATTCCCTCATCTTTAAGTTCCGGGATTTTGCGACTAACGCATTTGTCTTGAGTTTCCCCATCTTGTCTGCAAGCTGGGCTTTTTTCTTCAATCTTAATATCGGGCATTACTGCCTTGATAGTTTCTGGCGAATATCCTTTTGAAAGTCCCAAAGAGAGAGCATTTTGGTTGGCCCCCACATTAACATTTGAGATTTCCAAGAGTTCAACTTTGGTATATTTGTTATCATCTTGCTCTATTGGTTTAAATCCCACCGATGATGCTTTTATAACCCCCGCCTCAACTAAATCAGCAATATAGTTTGACATTGGAGTTTTACGATGGTACTTAGGTTGATAGACCAATTTCTTCTTACCATTGATAGTTTTAAAACCTATCTTTTCTGCAATACCAATCGCAGGTTCATAAGGATCATGAGCCCATTGGATAACTGGATTTTTCTTAAAAGCAGACAAGTCCCAACCATCCTGCATTATCACCTCGCCTTGTCTGTCCTCGACCTCATCAGAAGCAATAAATAGCTTTTCATTATCTATTGTTCCTGACACCGCCTTAGTAAATAGTTTGTCTAATAGTTTCATATTCTCCTTAAAGATTTTTTTATAACAAAAAATCCGATTTTACGGGCGTTAATCGCCTCAATCGGATCTTGCGAGATCTTATTTATTCAAATTGTTATTATCCTTGTTGATTATAGCTTAGTAGTAAGAGTAGCAACGAAATACATCGTGGTATTGGCGGGCTAAGAGGTATCCAAGCAACCCCGAAGCCCCTTAATTCTTACATATATAATCAATAAAGATAATAAACTATTATATTTCGGCTGAAAATATGCTATCTAATAATCTTGATTGAAAACTAAAGTAGTTTAGCCAATTACAACGATAACATTTAATTTCTATTTCGCCTATTTCAATATTCTCTTTTGTCAATAATGTGCCGCATTTTTCACATCTAAGTTCTTGTAGCACTTATTCTCCTACATTATAGCATAAAATAAA